ATGCACGTAGATGGGTACAGGCGAACTTGAGCGATGCGGCTAATGCCAAACTCGACGAAATAGTTATAGAGTATAAAAAAGAACAAATAAAGCTTGCAGACAAAAACTTTACAGACAAGCTACTAGGGCATGATGCAACTAGAGAAGGGTATGTAGAAGCAAACGATAAAGATTTGGTTATCGTTGCTCGTGCGCTACTTGATACAGATAAACCTGTCATACCCAGACCTAAGCAACCTAGAACTAAAGCGCAAGTAGAAGCTGCAAGCGCAGAAACAATTGATACAACCGATACGACCAGTTTAGGTTGGGACGCCCCAAGTATAGATGACATTGTTGATAACTTTGGTTCTGATTTAATAGGGCAAAGAAAATCATACGAGCTTAATCAGGATGCGGTAAGTCGTTTAGGTACACCACTTCACCCCGCTGTCCGGGCCATGTTAGAAGCCGGTAACCTGAAAGGTGCTTTAGATGCGCTCGCAGGACAAAGCACTGGTATCGTTGGGCGTATCGTGCGATTACTTGCAGGAGTCGTGGGGGGTACGCGAGTCGAGGTAGTGAACAACCTAGTTGGTGAAGATGGCAAACCCGCTGCCGGTCTGTTTGATCCCGCAACAAACACAATCCGTCTAGATTCAAAGACAGGGATTAACAACCATACGTTGATCCACGAGATGACGCACGGCGCGTTGTCACACATTCTAGATAACCCGAATCATCCGATTACTAGACAGCTTACCAAAATATTCAATTCGGTAAAGCCGTTCCTTGATACCGCTTACGGCGCTCAGAGCCTACAAGAATTTGTTGCCGAGGCTTGGGGTAACGTAGAGTTCCGCGAAAAGTTAAGTGCCCTGCACCCTGACGGTACGCCAATTTCGGCGTGGCAACGATTTACCAATACGGTTAAGAACTTCATGCGTTCTATGATTGGCATGGAACACAAAAACATTGAGTCTGCGTTTGACCAAACAGATAGGTTAATGGAAGCGATCATTTCTCCTGCACCGGGAATGCGTACCGCAGGGTCGCTGTATATGGCGGCAGCTAGCCCTAGCGCAACAAGCGCGTTCTTTAACTCGATGGGTAAAGCGTACAACAACATTCCATACTTCAATACGGATACGAAAGATGCGTTTCGTAACGTCTTTAGCGCCCGCATACCAGATGCGATAAGAAGGTTCTTACTAAGTGCTTTACCGTCAAATGCTTTATCGGATATTGCCGAAAATGTTTTACCTATGGCTAAACAGTTTGATAAGTTGGTAAATTTAAAATCAGGCACGGAAGGTAAACTTTACAGCGAGGTTGAACCCACAATTAACCGAGTGCGTGAATGGGCTAAAAAGCAGTCGGCTGATACGATCCGCACTCTCAACCAAGTCGTGTACGACAGCACAATAAATCGAGTTGATCCGTCTAAACCGCGTAGCGCCTATGTTGATAAGTACGGCAACAGCTTGACAGACGCAAGCGGTAACAAGCTCGCTGATGCATGGGATGAGTTGCAGCCGCAGTGGAAAGAGCTGCAAAAAAATGGCGGCGCAGAAATTTATATCACCATGCGCGATACCTATAAAAAGTTATACGACAAGATTGGTGCTATTTTAAAAACTCGTCTTGACGATGAATTTGGCAAATCAAAAGAAGCCGATAAAGCCTACGGCATGCTCAAAAAGTTGTTCGATGAGCGTGGCATCATTGAGCCGTATTTCCCCTTGACTCGTCGTGGCGACTATTGGCTGTCGTATAACATGGCGGTCTTTAATCCAGACGGTACGCCTAAGAGCAACGAGCAATACATCGAAGCGTTTGAAACTAAAGTTGCGCGGGATAGAGCTGTTGCTGATCTTAAAGAAATGGCGGATACCGATAAAAACATCAAGCTCAGTGATGTGAACGAATTCCGTAAGGGCGAAAAAATTAACTACAGCAACGCACCGTCGTCGTCCTTTATGGGTCGAGTGTTGGACGTGCTTGAAGTTAACAACGTCGGCGAAGAGTCGCGTGAAGCCATCATGGAGTTGTATCTCAATGCGCTGCCTGAAAATTCATTTGCACAATCGTTTAGAAATCGTAAAGATACGCTTGGCTTTGACCGAGACGCAATTCGCGCATTTTCTAACAAGACTTACGGCATCACACGGCAGCTTGCAAACGTAGAGTACGGCGCTAAGTTCCAACAGCTAGGCAACGACATATCCAAGTATGTTAGGAAGTTAACGGGCAATAAAGAACAAGCCCAAATGTACGAACGCGAATTTGCAAAACGTATTAAGTTTGCGTTGCATCCTGAAATATCTGAGTGGTCAAAACTTAGCACGTCAATTGGGTTCAATGCGTTCCTTGGGTTTAACTTATCTTCCGCAATCGTTAACTTAACTCAGCTCCCGTTGGTAACACTACCTTATCTTGGCGGTAAGTACGGATACTCCGAGACAATGAAGGCGATGGGGGAAGCGACACGGTTGTTTACGGGTAGCGGGTTTAAAGACAAAGCACGGGTAGATATTTTAGGTGTGACATCTGACGTTGCCGCTGGGCCATCTATGGCTAACTACGACTGGTCTGATCCTTCAAAGTTGCCACCTGAGATTCGTAAGTACGCAGCACTCGTAGCTAAGGCGGCAGAACGGGGTCAGCTTAACCGCTCGCAGATATTTGACATTCTTGCAGTGGATAAGACTGATAGCGTGGGTAACAAAGTAAACGCCATGTCAGGGTTTATGTTTCACCATGGTGAGCGCATGAACAGGGAAATTACTCTTGCCACAGCGTACGACCTAGAATTACAACGGATGAAGTCTAACCCCACGCCAGAAGAAGCTGCTATGAATTCTGCGCAACAACAAGATCGTGCAGCAGAAAATGCAATTAACATCACCGAATTGACCAACGGAAGCGCGTCCGCTTTGGCAGCGCCTAGTCTTGCGCAGGGTAACATCGGCAGAATTATATTTATGTTTAAGCGGTACGGCGTGTCTATGTATTACATGCTGTTTAAGACCGCTATGGAAATAGTTCCAAAAGAGACACGGGGCGCTGCGCTGCGTCAAGTTGCAGGGATCTATGGGTCGGCTGCGTTACTTGCGGGTCTGAAGGGTGTGCCGATGTTTGGTATTGCCGCAATGATCTGGAATATGCTTAAGGACGACGATGACGACGACTTTGAAACTCAGATTCGCAAATGGACCAACGAGACCGTGTACAACGGGGCATTGAACGGTTTGACAAACCTTGAGTTTTCTTCACGTATTGGCTTGAGCGATCTAATTTTCCGCGATCAAAAAGCGCCCGAATCACAGAGTGTGTTGCTCACGGCACTCGAAACCTTGGGCGGTCCGGTCTATGGCGTGGGCAAGAAGTTTGAGCGTGGGGTTACGTTAATCGGTGAAGGTCATATCGAGCGTGGCGTTGAACAGATGTTGCCATCAGCTATTGGCAATATGCTCAAAGGTGTACGATTTGCCACCGAAGGGGCGACCACCCTACGTGGGGATCCTATCGTGTCTGACATCAACACATGGAACGCAGGGGCGCAGATGTTCGGGTTTGCTCCGGCTAATTACATTGCACAGCAAGAAATTAACGCTAGCCTAAAAGGATTTGAACGTGCGGTTACTAAGCAGCAAAAGTCGTTACTGCTTAACTACTACATGGCTGCACGCCAAGGTGACAGCGAAGCTGTGCAAGATATTACGCAACAGATGGGTGAGTTCAATAGGAAGCATCCAACCCTCGCTATATCCGGCGATACGTTACGGAAGTCTATGCAAGCTCATGCTAAAGCTTCCGCGCAAAAGTACCACGGGTTGACGTTCAACAAGAAGTTATTGCCGGAAATTATGGCAAGTGAGCGAGAATTTCACGGCGAATAAAAAAACCCCCGAGGGAGAGTCGGGGGCTAAGACACACATAGAACCAAGGAGATTGATGGTGGAGAGCCATCAGTAGTAATAATATCACACCAATCTCCAAAATCGTACCCCCCACTTACCATTTTCTACGCGCACACGGTGTTCAACCTGAATTTTTTTCTTATGGGCAAGCTCGTAAAATTGCAAGATTAACTCCGTTACGTTAACAGCCGGTACAAAAACAGACGCGCCGGTAACGAAGTTTTCCCAATCAATAACAATTCTTACATGGTCAGGCGATAGATCATCGTACTTTATCCGCTCTTTAGTTGGTATGAACGGACGTATCTTCTTTAGATTCATCATCTAGAAACCCCGAACAGTCTAGTACGATTACGGCAACCGCCGGTAAATTAACGTGCGTACCTTTACCCAATCGCTGCTTACCACGGTACGCCTTAGTTCGACCCTCCATCAACCCGTCAATCAATCCGGAATAGTTAATCTGCTGCTTACCGCACCATTCTTTTAACGGCTTAGGTAACAGATACAACTTAAACACATCGTACTCGTAACGCCCAACCATCGCTAGTCTCGGTGTCGCATCAGGGTTTAATATTTTCTCAAGCCCTGTAGCTTCTTGTGCCCGTGCGTCATCAGTACTCTTGATGCGAAGTATGTTGTTGTAGTTAGCTGCCAAGTAATCGGTAATGATTCCTTCGACGTCCCCCGCCAACATAGCAGAAGCGGCACGGGATTTCTTCATTGCGTTAACAATCCAGTTTGCAATCGGCGCAATTTCAAAATCAATCAGTCCTACCTTCTTTGCAATTATCAACCCCGTTAGCGTAGCTGCTGCACCAACAGACCAAAATCTATTTTCCGCGGTCAGCCCCGCAGCCATATCGAGCTTACGCTGCGTTGCGCTAAGTAGAGTTTTAATTGCGTCAAGGTTCTCGATCACATACCGCATGTAAATCGGCCCTGCATGCCCATGGTTAGCTAGCAGCGCAGCGCTAAAATCGTCGGTCTCTTCTTTAGTAACAAAATTTATTTTTACCGAGCGTATACTTAATATACGTTGAGATTCTGCCTCCGGCATCGCCTTGTATAGACCAATACGTTCAATCATATCGGTGTTACCCGTGGTTGAAGTAATCAGCTTCCATGGCGCACCCCTAAACCGTTCTACGTTACCTTTTGGGCCAAGCCGATTTCGTTGTACTCCGTTGGGTAACTGGTATGCCATGTCACTCAGTTCTTTAGGTTCTGTATTGGTTAGCTCGTCCATGTATAACGGCAGGTTCTTATAAATTTCTGCACGGTTCATTTTGGAGTTTGCCGTATCGCCTCGCTGAAGAATCAAGGTTCCCGGGTCTCCCCAAACAGACGCTCCTGCAATCATGGCTGTTGTCTTACCATGTCCTGAATCTTTACTCCAGACGTGAACTATTAATGCATTGATCGGTGTTAGTGCCACGAGCGGTGAACCGAACGCTGTGCCTAAAATAAACTGATGCTGCTCAAACCCTTTACGGTTATAAAAATTAACCGTTTGTTTCCACCCGTCTAATGTACCGCGTGGGGTGAACGAAGGGAATAACCCCGCTGTGTTTCCTGCGGGGGCGCTCGCCTCAAACCGGTCTGCAAATATCTCTAGCCCGCCCACAACAAACGACTTAAAGGTTTCGTCCGTCCATCCAAACTGGCGACGCGCTTCTTCAACTTCTGTTTCCATTTGCAACATGTTTATCCATTTTAAAGTGTAAATCATTAAGGAATCTATCTTCATCACAGCAACTCCGTGCATAGATAGGTACTTGCGAAACTCGTCTTTTGACGAAACCGACGACAGCGGTATCGTAAATTCACGTACCCCGTCTTTAGGTAAGTGCAACCGCATAACAACCGACCACCCAAGTTCTGGATCACGTACTGACTTAACAACGTATATCGGGTTGTGGTATATCACAACTTGTTTTTCATCACCATCATCGTTCACGATTCGTTCGTATATACCACCCCCTGCTGCGCACCCGTAAGGCTCGGGGAATTTCTTGGGTATCTCGTACCTGTGTGTAACACCGGAAGGTAACGTATCTGCTGTGCTTATGACAATCCGCTGCTCATCCGATATATCTACTATTTCCCGACCTAGAGTTATAGGTGATTTAATTTTTTCCCAATGCTTGCACGACGGGCACACTCCGGGGTTGTACTCATCAAATCTCGCGCATAAGTACGGACCTTTTATGGTCTGCACTTTTATCTCTGTCGCTTCAGGGCTGTACTCAGGGTGCTTCAACGAAATCCTATGTATAGCCTTATCACCATCAGCACAATACGCTGCAATTGATAGCCCTGCCCTCCACTGCGGCTCGGACATCGTAGCTTGATTCTCGACAATATTCTTTAGCTGCTCACACCCATCGCCCGCTACCGTCTTTAGCATGATGGTCTTAAATCGGCTTACAAAGTTACCGGATATTGCTGCGGTTAACGGATCAACTGTACGTGGTGTGTAATCTTTCTTAACTACACTCTCGCCTACTAAACTTTTGAAAGCGTCAAATGTAATTGGTGGTGGTGCATTCCCCACAAGCACAACTTCTTTAGCCGGATTATCTTTAAAATTATGTGTACCTAGTACTCGTAATACTCGTGCGGCATCCGCAGGTACAGCGGTATCAATGTGCATACCGTGTTCGCTGCATAGTTCTTTAAAACGCTCGGCAACAGGTTTCCATATCTCGCGTGAGACAGGCTCTGTAAGCGTCCAATATACGTGCAACCCACGACCCGAATTAACGATCAGTGGTTTGGGTAGTGTTAATGCTTTACAAAAAATGCGTAGCGCTTTTAACCCATCTTCCTGTGTTGCGTAAGGTTTGCCTACACCACAATCTATATCAAGAAAGAAAGACCTAATTTGTTTTACGTTAAACGCTGCGCGAGTCTTGTTAGTTTCAAATCTAGCCAATGCAAAAAATGCATTGATTCCCATCTCATTGAAATTATTTGCCTTTCTTACCGCTTCATCAACAGTCGTAAAAAATCTTTGTTCCGGCTTCTCGTCAGGGTCAGTCAGGTCTTCGGGATTCTTAATTCCTATTATGCAATAGTAACCATCGTCGCCTAATACCGCCCCCAAGAATTCTCTTGCATCCATAGTTGCCCCTGCACCGCGTGAAGAAAAAGGTGGGTACTAACGGGCATGACTCCGCTTTCCCCAAACAACTAAGTTACTTAGTCGTCCCAATCGCCAACAAGGTCAGCAAGATCAGCCTTCTCTACTGCGGGGGCAGTGGATTTCTTTACAACTTTCTTAGGCTCAGGAATTGGCTCTTCAGCCTTCGGTGCAGGGATCGCCGCTGCTTTCGGTGCGGGTTTCTCAAACAGCTCATCCGGCGTACCACCAATTTTTGGTGCAGGAATAACACCGTCCATCTGTGACACGTTAAGCGTAACGGCTTTAATCGCATCCTCATGGGTACGCATTTCCAACGCAATAGCAATCTCGTCGTCGTTCAACGCACGGATAGGCTTGAACACCAACTTGGGTGTTGGGCTTGCCGTATCAAAGCGCATCTCAGTTACGATACCAATTGCGTTAGTGTTATGCGCTGCTAGGTGGCGACCATAGGCTTGCAAAGGCATTTTGCCGTTTTCCGCATCGCCAAAAATTGACTTTTGTGGGAGGGTTAACTGATACACTTCGCGCTTCTCAATTTCACCATCGAGCAAAACAGCTATGCGTTGTTGGAATCGGCAAGCACGGCCTTCTCCCTGACCGGAACCCTTGATGTTCTGCTTACAATCCATACAGCGTTGCGATTGGCGCTGATCCTGTGGCACCGATGCATCAGGTGTCTGCGTGTTAGACGACCAACATGCGGGTTTTGTAGTTTCACCTTCTACGTAGCTTCCGGCAAAATACATACGCGATATTCCGGCGGCGTTAATTAGCACCACGTTCATCGCACGTTCTTCGCTTACGCGATGTTCTTTACCGTTAATCAACTCGCGGAACACGCCACCTTTAATTGACAGGCGGCGATTTGAACTTGCATTACCGCTCCCCACCAAGGTAGAGGTCAGGTTGTTTTCGACATCGGCTAAAAGAGCAGACTGCTTACCACCAAATAATGTCATCGAGGACATGTAATTCTCCTATAGGTCTTTATCAGGGTTAAAATTTAATTCCAATTGCACGGGGTGCTTTACATCAACTTCAACTGCAACTTCAACTGATTTTTCTTGTACGTTATCGGCGGGGGTAGCAGACAACGCTTTTATTACTGCCGGAAGATCGAACCGGTAAGTAAGCCCGATTGTTACGTAAGTGTCTCTAGGGATGAACCCCTGTTTTACCCACGAACGAATGGTAGATACCGACACTGCGAAGTGTTTAGCACATGTCCCAATAGGGACAAACGGTCCTTGCGTCATTACTTTCTCCTTATAGTTACTGAATATTCACTGTCCACGTTGATCCCCGGGGGCAGTAAATCGGGGTGTTCTGCTAAAAACTGTTTTACGTTACCTTGGTGTAACCGCTTCTCAAGTAACTCTGGTACTTGGTGTTCGACAATAAACTTACCCATCGAATCCCAATCGTTTGTCCAGTAGCTCTGCTTGATCGTGCGGAAGAACAACCCCTCTGCGGTGCGTACGCTTTCGACGTTGTGTTCTTTGCAATGATCAAGTAATGCGGTTTTTACCTTTGCCATCTTTTCCTTGAGCGCATTTTCCTGCTCTTGGAATGTGTGTAATAGCTCGGTATGCTTATCGCGCATCTTGATGTATACCTTGACCAACTTTTCTACAGGGACTTCGTTTGTCATGATAGCTCTCCTTGGTTATGACAACTACATTATAGTGCTGTTTTGTTGATTAGTCTACTATTTCTTTGTAGAGGTCAACTATTTTTGTGTAAACGTCTATTTTATTATCTAATAAGTTGTATACGTGTCTTTCTATACCAGACCCTTGTAATTGAATCACTGTAGTGGGGTGACGCTGCCCAGAACGATGCACTCGTGCGTTAGCTTGGGCGTATGTTTCAAGTGATGGGGTAGGTCCCCACCACACTACGGTGTCCGCAGCGGTTAGCGTTACTCCATGTGCTGCTGCTTGCGGTTGGATAATTAGTACCCGAGGGGAATCGGTTTCTTGGAATCGTTTAAATATGTCTGCGCGTTTATTCCCCGCTACATTCCCGCTAATAACTTCGGCGGAAATTTTGTCAGTGTTTAGCTTGTCCACAAGGATTGAAATCACATGCTTGAACGGAACAAACACCAATACCTTTTGGCTTGCCTCATCAATAACTTCTTTAAGCACGGCGTAGCGATGCCTGATATCAAACTCGATGGTCTCGCCCGTATCCGAATACACCGCACCACAAGAAATCTGCAAAAGTTTATTCATGTTAACTGCGGCGTTAACCGTTGTGATCGCTTCTCCCGCTGCTTCGATCAGCATACGTTTTTTAAGTAACGTGTAGTACTTTTGCTGTTGTCTAGTTAATTCCACCTCCCTTTTAATGTATGTCATTTCCGGTAGATCAAGGCACTCGTCTTTAGTAAAACGTATCGCCGGTTGCAACACGTTGTAAACAATTTTTGAGGCATCAATTTTTGGTGCGTATTTAAATGTAGTTATCTTGACCATCACCATGTCACGAAACGATGTAAAAAATCGTGGTACACCTTTAGGGTTAACAAGTTTCGCTAGCCCGTATGCGTCCACGGGCGATTGTGCGGCGGGCGTTCCGGTCAACATCCACAACCAAGTGTCTGTGGTTAATAAATTATTTAGCACCTTCCATCGTTTAGCTTGCGTATTCTTGTATGCGTTGGCTTCGTCTACGACTATAAGATCAAACTTGGCGTTGTAAATATCCTCCTGCACAATCTCAACCCCATCGTAATTAATGATGACAAACTCAGCGCCACCGTTAATTATGGCTTTGCGTTTAGCTGCGTTGCCGTAGGCGATACTAACCGTGCGGTGCATAGCAAACTTAAACAAGTCAGTACGCCATGCGGCATCCATAATAGACAGCGGGCAAATTACAAGCACCCGCTTAATACGTTTCTGTTTCATCAGAAAGTCTGCTGCCCAAATGACGCTTCCTGTTTTACCTGTACCTTGTTCGTTTAAACAAAATGCCCTACGGTTAAGTGTCAAGAACGCAGACGTTGTGCGTTGGTGATCGAACGGCTTATGTTGCCCTGTCCATACATACTGACCCAGTATTGGACTTGGTACGTTACGGATGTTTAAATTTTTTAATACTTGTACTTCGTCTAGCCCCCATTTAACAAGCACCTTACCTTCTCCTATGTTTTTGCTTTTTGGTATCACTGTTGTTATGCGTTGCGGGTTTCGCACCGTCAATAGTAGTGACTTGTTATCAACGATTTCCATGCCACACCTTCATATCTACACGTTCTCGTTTAGAGCCTGTTGTACTAACGATGTTAAGGCGTTTTGGATTGAACCCGTTTTCGCATGTGTGTCTATTGTCTTTGTTTGAACTCCAAAATATGTCCCCTCGCATGATTGCGTACTGTTCTCGTATACGCTTATCGTTGTGCCAATCCATTTGAAAAATTAATGAACCCACATTAGAGCGACCGCCAAAAATATTAAGCCCCGCAATGGCGCTGATATTTGGGCCGCCTTTGTACGAAGCGGATGGATCGTGTCTTGTAAATATAGGTCCAACAAACACCGGCATTTTTAAATCATGTGCGTATGCTCTAGCTTGTTCAAAGTGATCTGCAAAAGTAGTGGCGGCGGTCAATTCATCCATACCTTTTTTACACTCAACACCAAAAAATATGTACCCACCGTTGTGTCGGGCTTTAATTAAAAAGTCTATCGCTTTGTTACTGCGCGTTTTAAATTCTTCTCTGTATAGCCAACCCCATTGGCTAAATTGATTTCGTAGAAACGCTGAACATTCTTCTTCTGTCGTAAAAGGATTCCGCACCGGTTTTTTCTCTTGCGTAACACGCGCTACCGGCGAACTTTCTCCAGTCTCCCGCAAAGAACGTGACCATCCCGCTATTAACCTCGTTAAGTTTGTTTCTAG